TTACGATGAAACTATTCTTATGGATACTGACTATGTTGTGTCTAATAGTTTGCTTAAAAATTGTTTTGGCAGTGTAAACGATTTTGCAATTTACAAAGATAGTATGGACATATCTAATGTACGCAATCCGAGAGAATTTAAGTATGTAAGTGATAGTAGTGTAGACTTTTACTGGGCAACAGTTGTTTATTTTAAAAAGACAGAAACAAACAAAAGATTTTTTGAATTAATTGCACACATACAAGACAACTATGAACACTATCGACGTGTTTATCAAATATCAAGTAAAATGTTCCGAAACGATTTTGCTTTTAGTATTGCTATACATATGATGAACGGGTTTCAACAAGGCGGATTTGTATCTCCGTTACCAGGTAAGTTGATGTATACTACTGACAAAGACATACTGTGGGATCTAGAAGAAGACAATATGCTTTTCCTAGTAGAAAAGGAAAAACATCTAGGAGAGTATACACCTTTACGTACAAGAGGTCAAAGCATACACGTAATGAATAAATTTAGTTTGGTTCGTCAAATAGATAAGGAGATGTCAAATGGATGATTTTGGCATTGTAATGCTTGCACAAAATAACGATGTTGATGATTATGTTTTACAAGCATGTGTAAATGCTATGAGTATTGCTACTACAAACCCGGGCATACCTGTAAGTTTGATTACAAATGATGAAGTTCCAGAAAAATATCATCGTTTCTTTGATCAAATTATAGAAATACCTTGGAATGATAGTGCTGAAGAAGAATCTTGGAAAATTAGCAATCGTTGGAAAATATATCATGTAACTCCTTATACTAGAACTTTGGTATTAGATACAGATATGCTTGTACTACAAGACATAGACAGTTGGATAAAGTTTTTAGAAAATTATGAAATGTATTTTGTAAGCAACGTCTACACATATCGTGGAGATAAGATTACAGATGATTATTACAGAAAAGCATTCACAGCAAATGAATTACCTAATTTGTATAGTGGATTTCATTACTTTAAGAAATGCGATTTTTCACACAAGTTTTATACATGGTTGGAACTAGTTGTAAACAACTGGGAATTCTTCTACGGACAATATGTAAAAGAACACTATCCAAAACGTTGTAGTATTGATGTAAGTGCAGCTATTGTTAGTAAGATACTAGATTGTGATACAGAAATTACAAATACAAGAGTGAAATTTCCAAGTTTCACACACATGAAACCAAGAATACAAGATTGGTACGAAGCAATAAACAAATGGCAAAACAGAATCAGTGTTTATATGGATGAAGATTGTAAACTTAAATTAGGTAATCACATACAAACTGGTATTTTGCATTATACAGAAAAGGACTTTATTGAAGGTGCTGTAATTAAAAGATATGAGGAATTATTAGATGTCTGAATTAAACTCGTTTTTAGATATGATACAAACATTGCAAGTGTCATCTAAAACATTTGTAGAATTTGATCCTGATACAGGAGAGCTTATCAGAGTAGGTAAAAAGGGCAACGAAGAAAATTCGTATGTCGAAGTTGAACCAAACGAAATTAAAGATATAATGTCTGGTGAAAAAACTATGACAGAATATAAAGTTATTTTTGATATTGGTTTAAAAGAATATGTGCTACGTGAGAAAGGTGATTTAGAAACTGAAAATGATCACGTATATAATACACTTTACGAAGTACCTTCTGACATCGATGAAGATTGTGATGTAACAATAATACAAGACAATAGAGAACAATGTTGGAGGATTAAGGTAAGTGATTCGTTAAGAACTTTTTTAAGATCAGAAGCAGTAAGTATTAACAGTAATATATTCTTTAGTATTACTGCAAAATTTGATCCAAATATTTTGTTTAGAGTTTTGCGTTTAAGTGTAAACGATCTAATTTACGATGACGAATATACTTTTCCTTTTGAATATAAGTTTGAAAAGATAAACGACAAAGTTAGTATCTATACAGCCAAATATTTTGATAGTTATAAACACGAGGTACTAGTATGAGCAAAAAGTTCAAAGTAATTGACTATGATATTATCTATCTAAGTTACGATGAGCCAAATGCAGAAAAAAATTACGCAGATTTGTGTAGCAAAGTTCCGTGGGCAAAACGTGTACATGGTGTTAAAGGAAGTGATGCTGCACATAAAGCCTGTGCAGAACTTTCAGAAACAGACAGGTTTGTTACTGTTGACGGTGACAATCAAATCAATCCTGAATTCCTTGTACAAGAAATAGATTTTGAAGAACATGCTGATTTAGAACACAGTGTTATTAGCTGGTGTGGTAAGAATGTAATTAACGGTCTTATGTACGGCAACGGCGGACTTAAATGTTGGCCTAAAGAATATGTGTTAAACATGCGTACACATGAAAATGCTGATCCAGATAATCCACATGCACAAGTAGACTTTTGTTGGGATTTAAAATATATCCAACAAAACAGTTGTTATTCGTATGTATACAATAACGAGACACCGCAGCAAGCATGGAGAGCAGGATTCCGTGAGGGTGTTAAAATGGCACTTGATCAAGGTGTAAAACCTACACAAGAAGAATTCCTTAAAGGACACTGGAAAAATTTACATAGGTTGTGGATATGGCTTATGGTAGGTGCAGATGTCGATAACGGGCTATGGGCTATTTACGGAGCACGTCAAGGACTATACATGACAATGTGTACAGATTGGGATTATGTAAATGTACGTGACTTTGAATACTTAAACGATATGTGGGAACAAGAAGTAAAATTTATCAAACCAATGTACTTGCACGATGAAGTAAGCGATCTAGGTGAAAAGCTCATGCAAGAATTACAAGTGCCTATTGCAGAAAATCCTTTAGATGCACAGCAAAGTAAGTTCTTTAAAACAGTTTATCAAAATCCTAGTCGCAACCCTAACCAACAATTTGTAATTGATCCAGAATGAGTAATGAAAAAAGAATTGAGGTACTTGAACAAAAGCGCAAACAGATTAATTCTGTAAGTTGCTCTTTCTGCACGGCTAAATGGCTTCAAACTACACTCTATCTACAAAACGGTTACAATCACAGTTGTCACCACCCTGCTCCACATAAAATTCCTATTAGCGAAATTATGGGCAATCCACATGCACTGCACAATAGCAAGCACAAAAAGAAACAACGTGAAATGATGCTTAAAGGTGAGCGTCCTAGTGAATGTGATTATTGCTGGAACATAGAAGATTTAGATAAAAACTACTTTAGTGATAGACATTATAAAACTGCTGACTACTGGGCTTGGGATAGATTTGATGAAATAGCAACCAGTGATCCTAAAGAAAATACCTATCCTAGTTACTTAGAAGTTAGTTTTTCAAATGCGTGTAATTTTGCGTGTGCATACTGCTCTCCAGAAATTAGCAGCAAGTGGATGGAAGATATAAAGCAACACGGACAGTATCCTGTTTTGCACGGATCGCACAATTTAGATTACTTAAAAAAGACACAAAAGTTTCCTTATTTAAACAGCGAAGTAAACCCTTATGTAAAAGCATTTTGGAAATGGTTTCCAGATGCATTACCGCATTTAAAAGTATTACGATTAACAGGCGGTGAACCTACAATGAGCAAGGAAACATGGCGTTTGCTAGACATGCTTATTGAGAATCCTATGCCTGAATTGGAAGTTGCTATTAACACTAACCTTTGTGTGCCAAACAATCTTATTGATAAGTTAATTGAAAAAATTAACATGCTAAAAGATAAAGTAAAAAAGATAGATGTGTATACAAGTTTAGAAAGCGTAGGTGCGCAAGCCGAATATGCAAGAGACGGACTAGATTATAAGCAATGGATTGCTAATGTAGAACAGGTACTTGACGAAACTGAAAGTACAGTTGCAATTATGACAACAGTAAACATTTTAAGTTTGCCTAGTTTTGAAAAATTTATAGATCTTGTAATGGACTTTCGTAAAAAATATAACAAAGCATTTGAATATAATCGTATTCCGATAAGCATTAATTACTTGCGTTGGCCTCCACACTTACAGTGTACATTGCTAGACAAGGAAGATCGTTTGCTTTATGCAAATGCAATTGAATCTACTTGCGAAGGTTGGTTGAAATATCATAGTCCAGATAAGTATGCAAGATTGTATCTTGAAGAATGGGATCAAATAAAAAGATTTTGCGATTATCTACGTAATACAGATCCAGCTATAGAGCATAGAAAAGATTTTGTTGCATACATACAAGCATACGATAAAAGACGTAGAAAAAACTTTAAAAAAGTTTTTGAAGATTACAGAGAGATTATAGAGGACTGGAATGCCTAAAAAACCTGATGAAAGTTTAATCCAATACAGAGACCGAGTGATTAATTCAAAAAGTCCTAGTTTCTGCGGAGCAAAATGGTATAATGCTACTACATGGTTAGGCAGCGGCACAACCGCAAGTTGCCACCACCCTCCTGCACATAAAATTCCAGTAGAGGAAGTAGAAGCTGATTTTACAGCAATTCATAATACAAAGCATAAAAAAGAAATGCGCCGTCAGATGCAAGTCGGGCAGCGTCCAAGAGAATGTGAGTATTGCTGGAAAATGGAAGATATGGGCAAGGATGCTGTAAGTGACAGAGTTTTTAAAACAATTATATATGATGACGATGAGTTACAACGTGCTTACGATTTAAATTATACAGAAAGTGTTCATCTTAAAACATTTGAAATCGCATTTGATCGTACTTGTAATCTTGCATGTTCTTACTGCAATGCTAGTTTCAGTACTACTTGGGCAAAAGATATTAAAAAGCATGGCGAATACAAAAATCTTGTAAGTGACGGTGCAGGAGCATTCCGTCAAGATGGTAGTTGGACACAGCCTTACAAAGATGACGAAGACAATCCTTACATTCAAGCGTTTTGGAAATGGTGGGATAACGGACTAAGCAGTAGCTTAGAAGAATTGCGTATTACTGGTGGTGAACCTTTAATGAGTGGAAACACTTGGAAACTAATTGACTGGTTTGAATCGCAAAAGACAAAAATGAGATTTGCTATAAACAGTAATTTAATTGCTAAAAAAGACATTATAGACAAACTTATTAACAAGTCTCAAGGAATGCATCACTTTGAAATTTACACTAGTTGTGAAAGTGTGGGTAAGCAAGCTGAATATATTCGAGACGGTTTAGAATACGACTTATGGTTATCTAATGTTAAAAGAATACTAACAGAAGCAAATGCAAAGTTACATATTATGATGACAATAAACAGTTTATGTTTGTTTAGTATTACTGAGTTTTTAGACCAAGTGTATGAATTGAAAGAACTAACTGATAGTAAGTGGCCGACAGTAAGTTTAAACTTATTGAGATTTCCTAGTTTTCAATCTCCACTTGCATTGCCTAATCATATAAAAGATGAAATGCATAAAAAACTGTCAACATGGTATGAAGCAAATAAAGACAAAGAATTATGGCACGAGTTTGAACGTGCAAGCATAGAACGTCTTATAGACTATCTTGTAACAGTTGATGCTCCACATCGTAGAACTAGTAATCCTATTACACTTTGGAGAGACTTTAAAACATTTTATCAGCAGTACGATATCAGAAGAAATAAAAGTTTATATGTGTTTCCTAAGTTACTTACAGACTGGGTAGAAAGCATACCAGACACCGATGTTGAAATACAAGAACTTGCAGATAAAGAAGGATGGGTACTAAAACCTGATCCTAAAAATATAGACGAACCTTTGGCAACTTATGACTAATAACGTATGTATAGCACCCTGGATACATTTACACACATGGCCTAACAACAATGTGTATCCTTGTTGTCTGACAGCAATGGAAGACACTGTTGGTAATTTAAACGATAATACCTTAGCTGAAATTTGGAACAATGAAGCAATGAAAAAATTGCGCACACAGTTCCTTAACAATGAACAACCAGAAAGTTGTAAGCGTTGTTTTATTAACGAAAAGCACGGCGGTACTAGTTTACGTAAACATATGAACGAAACGTTTGACCGTCACATGCATCTACTAGATAAAACTAATCCAGATGGCACGTTAGATGAACTAAGCATACATTACTGGGATTTTAGATTTTCTAATATCTGTAATATGCGTTGTAGAAGTTGTGGTCCACAATTGAGTACAGGCTGGTATGAAGACCAAAAAAAATTATGGGGACAACTTCCTAATGATTTACCTGACCCTGGCAAAAACATTAATATGTGGCAACAGATAGAACCGTTGTTTGATAAAGTAGAAGATATTTATTTTGCAGGAGGCGAGCCCTTGCTTATGGAAGAGCATTATCGTATACTTAATAAGTTAGACGAAATGCAAAAGTACGATACAATTATACGCTACAATACTAACTTTAGTCAGATGAAATATAAAAAATTAGATGTTTTAGAAATATGGCCAAAGTTTGATAGAGTTGTTGTAGGAGCAAGTATTGACGGATTCGGAGAACGTGCAGAATATATTCGTAAAGGTACAGACTGGAATAAAATAGTTGCCAACAGAGAAAAAATGAAGCAACAAGCAACTGGTGTTGAGTTTTTTGTAAACTTTACAGCAAGTGTACAAAATGCATATCACATTGTTGACTTTTATGAATGGGCAATGGAAGCAAAGTTCATAGAAAATGCAGGAGATTTTCATATTAATATTGTGCAGCATCCTGAACACCTAAGTTTACAAATTTTACCTGACTATATGAAAAAAGAACTTACAGAAAAATATGAAGCAATAGCAGAAAAATCCAAAGCATGGGGAAATGAAAGATACGGTCATTGGTTGT